TCAAATAACTATGCCTTGGGGCATGGATGGGGCAAAGTCCGATAATTTCTGGTTCAACATAGCAATCTGATCGCTGTTACTGTCGGCCATCCAGGCGCCGTAGACATTGAAAACCATTTGGGCGCTTGTGTGCCCCATCTGGCTCGCAATGAAGCTGGGGTTGGCCCCGGCTGAAAGTGACCAGCAGGCATAAGTGTGTCTGGACTGATATGCTTTGCGATGCCTTAAACCAGAGCGTTTCAGCGCCGCCTCCCATGAGTCACCAATTGAATCAACCTTGTAATGATAACCAACATTACTGCTTTTTCTGACCAACAAAGGATTGAACACAAATGTACAGTCATGAATAGCCGTTCGACCATACTCCCGTAGTTGTACCTCAATCTGATACTGCCTTCCCAGTCTGGTCATTTCCGCCTGGTTCCTCAAAGCGCTAATGGCTGGTTTGATCAGATGCACGACCCTGTCGGTGCCGGCTTCGGTTTTTGGTAGAGTGAAATCACCAAGTTTCGTATAATTTCGGCGTATGGTCATCGTTCCAGCTTTCAGATCTATGTCTTCCCATGCAAGGGAGACCAGCTCACCGTGGCGTAATCCTGTGTAAACCGCAACAGACCACAGGTTTTTCGTTTGCTGATGCGGGCAGGCATCTATGAAACGAATAAATTCGTCACGAGTGAGTGGATCAGGTTCTATCCTGGCCCTTTTAAGCGGCCTGATTCCGTTAAACGGGTTTTCTCGGATATAACCATTATCAGCGGCAAACTGAAACATGCCCGCTATGGTGGTCATGTAATAGTTTACCGTCGCCACGCTCAACCCCTTTCCCCCCGACAACATATCCTTCCTGACATACAACAGGTCTTCCCTAGTCACGGATGAGGAAAGCTTGTTTCCGCCAATCCTCAGCAGCATATTCCTTACAACCGATTCATACCGGTCCAGAGCATTAGCGCAGATCTCCATCCGTTTCAGGTCAAGCCATTTTTCAGACAGCTCTTTCACGGTAATTTCTTTCTTGCCGATACCGAAAATTTTCAGGTTTGGCGAGTTGGGGAACTGCGCCGCATAGTCAAAGGTCCCCATGCGGATAGCAAAACATACTGACGTTCGCAGATCCCCAGCCACCTTCCTGTTTTTAGCGGTGTCAGGGACACCGAGGTTTTCCCTGACACGCTTACCTTTAAAAATGAACCATATGCGGAGTGATTTTCCGTGGTTCTCAACGCCCGTTGGGTATGATTCTTTACTCATTGTTCCCTCCCGACGCCCAGGAGCTGTATAAGCTTACCTGTTTCATGTTGCCCGATCACCAAATTGGTTGCTTTTGTGCTGCAATCCACGCATCAACCGCTTTGCGGTTATACATGCATTCGCTGGTGGGCTTTGGATCACCCTCTGGGGAAACGTGCTTATACTCCCTACCCAGCAGCCAGGACTTTTTGCGGGCGCGGGTAATTGTACCGCGCTTCATGCCAGTCACTGCGATCAGCAGGCCCTCAGATACCCACTCGTTCGGCTCAAGTTGAATGATTGTCTGCATACCCACCTCACACCACGTTCAGGCCACGACAGTGGCGCCACAGTTTAAATTCTCGCTTCATTCAGCTGTCTCCTGTTCAGCTTCGATGATGGCATCCACAGCCATCATCAGAGTTCTGGCGAGGTCGTCGTAATCCGTCCAAGCATCGTTGCTGAAGAAGTTCGTGATCATAACTGGTGCAATTTTTGCGATAAGATACTGACGATAAGTCATACCACCAGGCGTTGCGTTGCTTGGATTTGGGTATGCATAATGCTGGCCGTTTCTCATTGCTTAGCCTCCCGGATCAGATGTTTATAGGCCCGCAGCGCGTGATGTGTCTTCCCGCTTAAGATCGTTTTCATAATGAAAAAACCGCTGCTCTGGCTGGTAATTTCAGGCGTGAGGAACAACGCGACATCAATCGCCCGGTTGTGCCGGCGGAACTCAAATACAGTGCTGGTGACCGTGATGACTGATACCGAGCCTTGATCATTAAACTCAACCTTCACAATGTTTTTCCTCCCATCCGATAGCCTGAAAGAGTCCCATTTTCGGGTGATACCAACGGGTCCCACGTGGTTCGGCTTCTGCCATCATTTGGCGGAATGCTTTCATAAAAGGTTCAAACTCCACGATAGCCCGCCGTGAGAGCAGGCCGTCAGGTGTCATAAACTCGTGAGTATCGGTGGGGATACGGTATGCGTTAACAAGGTTTCGGCACTTGGCATCGGTCATGCCGCTTTTTGCGACCACCTGGCGATAACCGACATACCCGGGCCGCATATTTCCTCGCTTAATGTTTTCGACAGCTTCCGCGACGGTTTCAACCTGTTCTTCAACCTGGTAGAGGCGTCGCTCCTGCTCAACATTCAGCAGGGCCATTTCAGCGATCAGCTCTGCCTGCGATTTTGGCCGGGAGCGTTCTTCTTCCAGCTCTTTCCAGCGATCTACCAGCCTGGCGGTAAACTCGGGGCTAAGTTGCGCGACCACAATGATGCTGTCGCGTTTTCCTTCTTCACCTGAAAATTTGTAAACCTCGTCATTGACGGCAAATCCTAAGTTATTGATTCTTTCGAGAACCTCAATTTGAGGAGACCGGATAACGTCCTTTGAAGCCAGTGTCACAATGGTACGTTTCACGTTGTCGTGGCGTTTCTCTACCAGCTCGGCGATCTCAAGGCTGGTCATGGATGGTTTGTTAGTGATCAAGTTATTCATCATCATTCCCCTCAATGCATAATCGGTGCTTCTGGCACACCTTCGATCTGGATGTGTTCGATAAAGCTGTCATGGAGGAGGTTAAGCCCCTCCCGGCCAAGTGCTGATAACCTGAACCCAAATTCTTCGTCAGCAATAACCATGTCCTGATACATCCGCAGCGCCAGCTGCTGGCCAACCTCTGGCCCATATTTCTCGATTGCCCCCAGCTCAATATGGTTGGCGAGCGCAAAGCGTTCAGGTCCCGGATAGATGCTAATGGCGCCATGCTTGCTGGAATAGATAACAGCAGTATCAACACCGCCAGTATCATTCGGAACGTCGACAGTTCCGTTTTTCTCCAGCTCCTCAGTGATGAACACGGCAGCCAGTAACCAGCGCCAGAGGATCAACTCTTTTTCGATATTGAGCGTGATCCAGTTGCTTTCTACCGCTTCCATGATGCAGGCCAGAATTTCCATTCCATCGGCAAGGTGTTTGTCATAGCGACCGTTATCCAGCAGGCGAATAGCAGCGGAGTAGCCAATCACCCGGTTTCCAGACCGGATCCCTGTTGAGGTTGGTTCCGGGTTAAGCATGTTCTGAAGCATTGCGAACCTCTCATATGTGCCCGGCTTGTCACCGGGCTGGTGGATCATTTAACCTGGATAAAAGGGGTGTTTGTTCCGCTGGTCATGTACTGGGGCAGGGTGCCATTCCATTTGTTGATGGCCTCCAGTTGCAGTACCTCAGGGTTCTCACGCAAGGCCTGCCCACGGATCTGGATAGACTTTGCTTCTGCTTCAGCCAATTTCAGCTTTGCATCCGCCTGGCCATCGGCTTCGGCTCGTAACATGTTGGCTTCAGCTTCACGTTGTTTAACTTCCTGCTCGCGCTGCAGCGTCTTCTGGTTGGCCGTAACTTTGGCGTTGATGCTTTCGATCACTGTCGGCGGGTATTCCGGACGGCCAACGTAAGAAAGGCTGATCACCTGGATACCAACCGGCCCCATATCGGACTGGATCTCTTTCAGTGCGTTTTCAAGCAGCTCAGCTTTCCCGCCGTCAATGAATTTATCGGTGCTCATCCGACTTGCGAGACGATTAAGGGCGTCAGCAATTTTCTGCCGCAGGTCGGTGTCGGTGATGTCGTCCACGCCTTTACGGTAGGTCTGGAAAACGGTTGTAACTTTGGTCGGATCAACCTTGTACGCGACCCCGATGTGGTAGCCGATGGTGGTTCCATCGCTCATCTGGAAGTTGAAAGCGTCTTCATACGTTTTCATCTGCTTGAAGGTCGGAAAGATATAAACCTCGGTATTCCAGCCGGTCCAGTAGCGGCCGACTCCGACGACTTCACCAACGCCTTTATCGTCGCCCAACTTATTCACCTTGATACCCACGTTGCCGGGCTCAACTCGATCGCAACCAACAAGGCCGATGGCAGAGAGTGCGATAATTGAAGCCATAATTGCTTTTTTCATTCCTTTTCCTTCGTTACGGTAAGCACAAGACCCTTACAAATGGCGTAGATGCACGGCGGGGTCAGAATCGCCAGGGCAAAACCGGATATAACTGCTGTCGTGTCCTTCATCGAAATGAGGATCGGAACGAACAGCCCATAAACGCTGGCGACAATCACCACCGATAGAACAACGCGTAAGTAAGCAATCATCGACTCAGCCCTCCAGGCTTACAGGCCTGTAGTTCTTCGCGCTCTTTCACGTAGCGGTCGTGCATGGCATCCCACTTTTTGCACCACTTTTGCATTTCTCTTTTGCGGGCGAGGATGCGACGCAGCCGGCGAACGGTGCGCTGGTGGGCGTTAAAATACTCAGTGGTCACGGCGCCACGTTGCCAGCTACTCAGTTCTGGATTCAGTGGATGAATTACCTGCACGTCCGGATAACGCTGCTTGAAACCAGAGCGCCCAAAAGCTCGGGAGGTCATGAAGAACGCCAGGTAACGAATTGCGGTATCCCGGCTGAAGCACCGCTTCATGCGTCCGTGGCGGATCGCGGCGAACAGATCACCAACTGGCGTTGGGTGCTTTTGCAACGCCAGGTCAATGGCGCTGACAGTTCTGTTGTCAATCATTTGTCTTTCTCCCGGTTATAGGTTTCATGACTCATAACTTCCCAGTTCCGGCCATCGTCTTTCGATAACAGGCGCCAGCGTGGGTTAACCTTCAGGCTGAGGTAGCCGGTGCGGCGCATTCGCCGCGGGAATATCCGCCGGCGCCGATACCGCAGCAGGACCTGCAGCGCCTGCAGGTGAACCCTCTCAGGAATTCGTATCGCTGTCAGTGCCACCAGCTTCCTCCTCGATCCTCAACCCCGCGTCGCGGGCCATTTCGATAAACGTGGCCAGTGAGCAAATGTGCTCGTCGTCGAACAGCTGGCGGTCGCATATCACCCTCCCGTTCTCGATGTGCACGACTACCCGCCCGGTAAAATCAGGGAGGACATGCAGATCCACGTTCAACACGGGGCGGGGGATCAGCACACCCTGATAGAGCATTGTTTGCTGGTTATTCATTGCCGGACTCCGCAGTAACTGGTTTCTGCTTTTTGACGAACTCCACCAGTTCAGAAATAAGCTCGTCGATTAACTCTTTCCCGCTTTCTGTGAGGAATTCGCCGCTGCCATTAACATCAACAGAGTTGCTGTAAATTCCCTTAAGAACTTTCACACCTTCCACATTTCCGTATTCACCGAGCGCCAGTCGCTCGAATTTCCGCAACAATCCATCAAGAAGAATCTCAGTTAATTCGATAGTACTAATCCCACCCTTGTTAAGCTTAATGACAAGTAAGCTACTCCCAGTCTTTCGCTGGTGGCGTAACAAGGCTGCTTTTAAAATTCGGCGGCGATAGGTAGTAATTAAGTTACTCATCTAATTACCCCTTCTTTTGTGTTCTTCATTTTGCTGTACAATCTTTTCCTCTTTTTCCATCCATGAATAGACCTCGCCAGCAAGGTCATATGCAAGACCTAAAACCCCATCAAGTTGATGGCAGTCAAAGTCCTTATGATGTGTGAAAATTGTCTGCATAAGGAAGTTAAGTTGCTCAGCCTTAATGGTGACGCACTGAATATCTTGGCGGCGCTGCATACCCATAATTACCTCCCGTAGGCTTTACGCAGATAAAGGCCTGCTATTATTTCGTGCCCGTTAGCTGCATAAAGCAGGGCGGTTTTATATGCGTTGCGGTCAATAATGAAACTCATAACAAATACCTCGCAATATTTAGGGGGCAAGAACCCCCGGCACCCCAAGGCCGTTCTAAACTGGTTTCGTAATTAGCCTATTTTATTCTCGATAGCCTTAAGATCAGTGCAAAGTTCACGAGCATAGTCAAATATCACAGCTGACATATGGCACGCGGGGTTGTCATTGTCCTCGTCAGTAAAAAAAGACTCACTATAAGTTTGTGCGAGTGCTTCAAGTTTTTTAGCAGTAAGAATCACATCGAATATATCATCAGCCAGATCGTTTCTGGCCGCTACAGGTATGCAGGGTTTGACTGAATTAATATGACTCTTAATATATCCGTTCATGTTATCTACGGTCTTTTGCATTGAACGAATTAGGCTGTTTATAGAACAATCTGTTTCGTAATTCTCGTTACTTTTTTTATAGATCTCCTCCAGAAGAACAGTGTTTTCTATTATGTCTGATACAAACACTTCAAGCATTTGGATTGGAGTTTTCATTGTTCACCTCACACAAGTATTGAGCGCTTACTAAATCAAGTTAAACTTGATAGTGAGAGGTTAGCTTTATGATTTTATGCAGTCAAGTTAAACTTGATTGTTTTTTTGGTATAGGTAGATTTAAAAGGGAGGAACGGGCAAAAGCCCGTTGTCTATCAATAATTAACCGAATCTGTTAATGTTGAAAGGAACTGATGAGATAACTTTTGACTGGATGTAGAGCATATCCAAGGCATCCTTCTCGATGCTCCAAGATTGGTAATTCGAGTTGTCAGATAATACTACAATTTTGCTGCCTATTTTTTGCAGCCTCTTTACATAACATTCACCTTCAAAACAAAAAGCATAAATCCCGTCACCATCGAAGTATGTTATTGTTTTATCTAGAAATAATAAATCACCCGGTGCTATTGTTGGCGACATGCTATCACCCCTGGCATTGCCAATCTCAATGTTCTTGAAGGGTCTGTTGCCTACAACTTGACGGGCGTACTCGGGGTCTAACTCTATGGAGCGGACCACATCAATGAAGTCACTTTTCACGCTAACTCCATCACCACAACTGAATTCAATATCTAATACTTTGAATTTAACGCTATCAGTATCTCCTTTTTGAGCGGACGCAGGGAAGGTGGCGGGTTGTCCCTCACCCAGAAACCAGGATTGTGGGTATCCACTGATTTCAGAAAGCTGGGCTAATCTCTTACCCCTTGGGACAGTGTCTCCCTTCGTCCAGTAGACAACCGTCTGCGTGCTAACCCCTAACTGACGAGCCAGCTCGGCTTTACTCCACCCTTTTTCCTTCAGAAGTTCTTGAATCATGTTTGCCATGGCCACTGTATCTCTCCAAAAGTTTCATTAAAGCCATTATCTAAAGCAATGCTTGATCTCAAGTTTAACGCATGGTTTTACTTCTTGCATGTTAATTAAATCTTGATATAGACTCATTCAAATAAAGTTTAACTTGATGGTGATTTATGAACGAAGAGATTCGGGTGAAATTGTGTGCCATTACTTCCCAAAGAGCGATTGCTCAAGGCTTGGGAGTAACTCCCCAGGCAGTGAATCAGTGGTTTGCTAAGTCTGTAATCCCTGCTCGCTTTGTATTGAAACTTTGCGAATTTGTCGGCTGGGCCATTACCCCTCATCAGGTTCGCCCTGACTTGTATCCAAGCGAGCTTGATGGGATGCCACGAATTGCAGAGGTGTGACATGTCACAACAGTCAACCGCTATGCCTGATCCGCGCTACTTCCTGAAGTTGCTGCCACGCAGCATCAGGTATGACCCAATAAGCGGGATTTTTTACCTCATTGCGAAGCGGGCAGAGTAAGCAATGCAACAGGATTTCGTCAGGGTTGAAATGCCAGCGCTTTACTGCCATGCGGATGCTCAGTGGATACAGGAGCAGTTGTTGAGATTGCCTTCATCACTGCGCCGGAAAATAGCTCTGAAGTATTCAGAGGTTTACGAAATTGAGTTTAACGCCGAGCCCGTTTCATTCCGACAGGAGAACCGAGCTCGGCATGAAGCCAATGTGAGGCTTCGCAGATTCGTGGATGCGCACGGACGCGCACTGCAGGGGTATACGACCCAGCCACCCCTGGCCGGATCACGGTAACGATCCGTTGGTCACTGGGCTTAAAGGTGCCTAGCGGTTGAAATCTGATTCTCGTTTGTTTTTGTGTACTAGATAACTGGTACGGATTTCAAAAATAAACGAGAGGAGGGGAGGGGGAGGAGTGCCTGTGTGTTAGTGCGAAGCACTGGAACAGGCTTTTCCAACAGACAGGTACAAGGGTTAGGTAGATCTCGATCTAAAAGGCTAAATCAGAAAATCACCGTACTAGGCAGTGAGTACAAAAATTCAGGAGAAATTATGAGCGCAGAGCTGAAGCAAAAATTAATCGACCTTCTGGAAGAGCAGTTCATCCGCTCCGATGACAAGGTCACTTTTGACTATGTCATGCAAAAGAAAATCAAGTCGATGGGTTACCACCTGCAGCGCAATTTCGCGATCAGTCTAAGCGGCGGCCGCAGGGGTTTTATTGATTGCCTGGTTACCACACCTGACGGCCATCGCTGCGCCATTGAGGTAGACAAAAAATCCCCCCGCAAGCGCTCTGTGATGAAACTTGCCGATCTGCCCCACGATATTTCTGGGTTTGTTCTCCTTCGCGATGGCAAACATCCGCTGCGTTATATCGAGAACGGCGTTGATGTCGTCAGGGCAACAAAATTTAAGTAGTGATTCATTAAACTAGTTTGCTGATACGAGGGGGCGGATAATGCTTAACATCACACCGAACTTTGCACAGGAGCGTGGGCTTAGCATGCTGCGGCGCACCTGGAAGGCGCACGATTCCTTCATAGTCTACGCACCGACCGGAAGCGGAAAAACAGGCCTGGCTGCGTTTATCGCCGCCGGCCTGGTTAGTCGTGGTATGCGTGTTCTGTTTGTCGCCCCTTATACGATCCTGATTAACCAGACCGCCCAGCGCTTTACAGAATACGGGTTGCCGGAAGACCAGATTAGTTTTATTTGGCGTGATCACCCGAACTACGACCCTAATCTGCTGATCCAGATTGCGAGCGCTGACACGCTAATCAGGCGTGAATTTCCAAAAAACATCGATCTGCTTATCGTCGATGAAGCACACCTGCGTAAACGCCGCATCATGAAAGAAATCGAACGGATCACAACGGAGAAAAAAGCGAAGGTTATCGGTTTATCTGGCACCCCGTTTGCGCCGTTCCTGGGCCATTACTATCAACACCTGATTAAGCCAACGACGATTGGCGAATTGATCCAGCGTGGTGACCTCAGTAAGTACGAATTTTTCGCCCCAACAAAACCGGATCTTAGCGGGGTAGAAACGAAGCCATCTATGGAGTTCGGTACTGATTACGACGAGTCCCAGCTGGCGGAAATCATGTGCGGTTCTGACCTGGTGGGCGATATCGTCGATAACTGGCTTCGTCATGGTCGTGACCTTCCTACGGTGGCGTTCTGCGTTAACAAGGCTCACGCAAACTTTGTAACCATGCAGTTTAACAAGGCGGGTATTAATGCTGAGGTCATGGTCGCAGAAACACCCCACGAAGAACGGCAGGTGATGATTCACCGCTTCGAGACTGGCGCCACAAAAATAATCGTCAGTGTTGGTGTTTTGGTAGCCGGTTTTGATAGCGATGTTCGCTGCATTATCTACGCCCGGCCGACAAAGAGTGAAATCCGCTGGCTGCAGGCGATTGGCCGCGGACTGCGAACTGCACCCGGGAAAGATGCCTGCCTGATTTTTGATCACAGTGGTACCGTGCATCGCCTCGGCTTCCCTGACGCCATTGAATACGACGAACTACCGTCTAAAAACGATGGCATGAAAGGGGCAGCAGCTCGTGCAGCTAAAGAACGCGAAGAGAAACTCCCGAAAGAATGCCCAGAATGCCACTTCATGAAACCCGCCGGCGTCTACATCTGTCCGAAATGCGGTTTTAAGCCGCTGGCCGGTGAGGACGTAGAAACCGACAGCACCCGCAACCTCAAAAAAATGAGTAAAGGCGAGAAGGTTTACACCAAAAGCGACAAGCAGTCCTGGTGGAGTCAGATCAAGTTTTACCAGCGTCATCGTGCGGCGCAGGGGAAACCTGTCAGCGATGGCTGGTGTGCTCATACCTTTCAGGAGAAATTCGGCGAATGGCCCAACGGCTTAAGCGACTTTCCAATGGAGATCACACCGGAGGTCAGCAATCACATCAAACACAAACTTATCAAATTTGCTAAACGCCGCGAACGCCTGCAGCAGATGGGGAAGAAACCTGACCAGGATCTATTTCCACCTCCGAGCGCCAGTATCAAATATGAGCCTCCTGAGGGTAGCGATGGGCAATTAATTATCGAAGCAAAACGAAAGTTTCAGGAAAACGTAAACAGAGTGAGTCAGTGATATGAAAACAGCAGAAGCTGCAAAAGGCCGGTGGGCTGAAATCTTTGAATATTACGGCTTACCTCCTTTCACCGGGAAACACCATTACAAAGGTGAGTGTCCGGTATGTAAGGCGAGGGGGAAGTTCCGCGTAGATGACCGTGATGGTCAGGGCACATGGATTTGCGTATGCGGTAGCGGCGACGGTATGAAGCTGCTGACCCTTACCCAGTCAAAAAGCTTTTCCGCCATCTGCGCAGAAGTGGACCAGCTCATCGGGAATAACTATCAGCGCATCAACGTGCCTGCTAACAGTTCGGCGGCGCGGCAGCGCCAGCGAGTCATTAGTAAGTTTTCAAAGTTGCTCGATTTAAGGGGAACTAGCGCGGCTGGTTACCTTCTGCAACGTGGGATAAGCCGCCTGCCGGCAGAAGGCATCCGTTTTTGTGACCGCCAACGCCATGCGGGGCGCATTTATCAAGCTCTGTATGCCCTGGCTACCGATGACAAAGCTGAGCTTTGTTACCTGCACCAGACGCTGCTGGACGGCGACAGGAAGGCAGATATTGATAGCGCCAAACGTCTTAAGTCGCTTCAAGAGGACAGCTATCTGGATCACGCCCGCTCTGTGGCCATTCGCATGTTTCCGGTATCAACGACGATCGGCATCGCCGAAGGTATCGAAACAGCACTCTCCTGTAATCAGGTTTATGGCGTCAATACCTGGGCGGTAATCAACAGCGGGTTTATGAAGAAATTCCGGGTACCGGCGGGTGTGAAGCATCTGATTATTTTTGCCGACATGGACAAGCACTCTGCAACTGGACATGCCGCGGCGTTCGAGTGCGCCCACGCAAACCTGCTGGCGAAAAACGACCTGGTGAAAGTCAGCATACGCTGGCCGGATAACGGAGATTTCAATGATATGCTTATGAACGGCGATCAGGTTCGTGAACAAGTTTTCTATAAAAAGGTGGCAGTATGATGAACAATAACAATCTGCAACATAACCAATTCTTCACCATCGAACAGGACTTTTCGCCTGAGAAAATTACTGATGCTGAGCGTCTTTTTATGGAGTGCTTCAGTCATATTTATGCAAACTGGGCCGATGAAAAAAACTTAAGTCGTGAGGCAGAAGAACTTCGCGTAAGAGAAATAAAAGGTTTTAAAAACATCCTCCTCTCTCCCTGGACATTAAGCGATGTAACCATTGAATGGGATTATTGGGAATCTGTACTTCGTCACAGGTATAAAACACAAAATGGCGATGGCTACGTCCAGATTATCTGGGATCGGCGTGGGTGGCTCACTGACCTTTTGTGCGTCATGAAACCTGTTACCCGGGCTGAAGCATTAACAGTCTGCAAGTGGTTACTGGCATGTGACTATTTTGAGGAACGGGATTCGCTGTTTGATTGCATTATTTTGAACCTGGTCGGGGAGTGCGAAGAATGAAACTGGAAGCCTCCCTCAAACACTTTAGCCCGCAGGGGATGCATATCAGCGACGACGTGAAAAGCACATCGCCGAATCGCCTGAATGGCACAGACATTATGACCGGGATCGGTGTGACCAGCAGCAGGGCACGCTTCGGCTTGGCCGCTTTCTTCGGAAAGGCTGGTATCAGCAAAACGGATGAACAGCTCGCAGTTCAAGCGCTGGCGCAGTTTGCCATCAAAAACGCTCCTAAAAATGTCCGCAAAGCCGCTGGTGACGAGCTCGGAGGCTGCATGTTTACGCTGGCGCAATTTGCCTTTGCGGAATACTCACGTTCGGCGGCCACCAGCGCAACGTGTCACAACTGCAGCGGTACCGGCTTTATTTCCCGCCATGAAGATGTAATTAAGCACCCTGGTATTTTCGATGCAGACGGTGTCGAGGTGAAGGCCCCAAAGATTAAAAATGAACTGGTGAAAAGGGTCTGTGGAGTGTGTGGAGGAAAGAAAGTGATCCATGCGCGATGCAGGTGTGGTGGTAAAGGGGAGGTGTTAGATCGCAAAGCGACCAAAGAACTTGGCGCACCGGTTTTCAAAACATGTGAGCGCTGCTCTGGAAATGGCTTCTCTGTTGTACCCTCAGCGACGGTTCACCGCGCCATTCTGAAGCGTCTCCCTGATCTCCATCAGTCTTCGTGGTCACGCAACTGGAAACCGTTCTATGAGGGGCTGGTGGACATGCTGCGTAAGGGTGAGCGACAAGCGGCTGTAGAATTCGAGAAGGCAACGACTTACTAATGTGATCGGAGCAAATGGCGACATTTTTTTGCACGTTAATGTTGACTTTGCATAAAAGTGTCCTGTATGCTTCTAATCATGGATACGTACATCCAAATGAAACTGATTCTGAACCCTGCCAACCGGCGGGGTTTTTGCTTTTCTGGGGGAAGATTACGCGCTATAACAAACTCTCCCAGATCAGGAGATATCAGTTATGGAAAATAAACCATTAGATCCGAATCAAAAGGCAAAGATAGTAGCAGAAGCAATGGTTAAACATATGGCTCCGGTGGCTCCCCCTGTGGCCCAGGTAAAGGAGATTATTGCCAGGGTTCGACGTGGCGGTGAAGAAAGCATGCTGGAATTGGATGTAATGAAAATGCTGACATCATATTTTTTGGAAGCGACGAAACTTCGGGATTCCATGCCAGAAGAGGTAAAAAAAGCACTTGGTAAGTAATCTGGCACCTACATACTGGCTATTTCGGTAGTAGCTTTCCTTAAGTGACGTAAAAATATTACCCACGACAATAACAGGCTGCGCATTAGCGCGGCCTTTTTTATTTGTGCCGCCAGAACGTCACTCACTCTGTGCTTTGTCGTAAATCCATCTGGCGGCCTTTCCCCATACAGGGCTCACCTGCGACGGTTCATAACCCAATCGCAGGGCGCTTGCGCAGAGCCCGCACATTTATTCACTCAGCTTCCCGATCTTTCATCGGAGGCGGTAACTATGGCTAAACGTATGCAAGACAAAGAGAGCATTGCCGGGATGTCCTGGCTGGTTCTGCTGATTATTGCTTGCTGGGGTGGACTTGTCCGCTACCTGATAGATGTGAAGCAGAGCAAGGCAACATGGAGCTTGATCAATGCTCTTGCCCAAATGGTGGTTTCAGGGTTTACCGGCGTTATTGCTGGCCTGGTGAGCATTGAAAGCGGACTGAGCATTTACATGATACTGGCCACTTCCGGGATTAGCGGGGCAATGGGTTCTGTTGCTTTGACCTATTTCTGGGAGCGCATTACCGGAGTCAAGGCGCCATGACAGCAGACCAGATTATCGAGGGGATCCTCGGCAAAGAGGGTGGTTATGTCGATCACCCCTCTGATAAAGGCGGGCCAACCCGCTGGGGCATCACGCAAACCACCGCCCGTGCACATGGCTACACCGGTGATATGCGAAACCTGCCAAGGGAAACAGCAAAGCAAATCCTGCTGAGCGATTACTGGACCGGCCCCCGGTTCGACCAGGTAGCGAGTTTGTCTACGTTACTGGCGGATGAGCTTTGCGACACTGGCGTGAACATGGGGCCCAGCGTCGCCAGTAAGTTTTTCCAGCGTTGGCTCACTGCTCTGAACATGCGCGGGAAGCTATACCCCGATCTGATCCCGGATGGCGCCATTGGCCCCCGAACCATCACCGCGCTTAAGGGATACCTTTCAGCCCGCGGGAAAGAGGGTGAACAGGTTCTGTTGCGTGCGCTGAACTGCAGCCAGGGTGCCAGATACCTCGAACTGGCGGAGGGCCGCGAAGCCAACGAGGATTTTCTCTACGGCTGGGTTAAGGAGCGTGTCATGTGAAGATGATTATTTTCGCTTTGCTTGTGCTGGTGGCTGTGCTCGTTCTGTTACTTCTTCGCAAATATACCCGGCTGGAGTTCGTAGGGCATGCCAGCTTGCTGCTGAAAACGTGGTCTGTAAAGCTGGGAGCTATCGGCGCGCTGGTTGGTGTATGGGCGCAGTCGTTCCCGGATGCTGCGCTGCACGCCTGGGCGATGCTGCCGCCGGATATCAAAAATATCCTGCCGCCAAACATCGTTGCACTGATTAGCCCGGCGCTGGTGGTGCTGGCCGTGCTATCGCAATACGTGCGCCAGCCAGCATTGAAAGAGAAGGCCGACGAACTGAAGGATCCGCAGCAATGAGCTTTGAAATTATTGCTGGGCTGGTGGTTGTCATCCTGGGTGCTATCGCTGGTGCGTTCGGCATTGGTCATTCACGCGGGACCAGTAAGGCAGAAGCCAAAGCCGATCAGCAGCGTACCGAAGAGAACGCCGCCGCCACCGTCGCCGCGGCAGAACGTAAGGCGGAAGTTGTGAAAGAGGCAAGCGATGTACAGGAAGACGTTAAGCGTATGGGCGATGACGATGTTGATCGCGAGCTGCGCGAAAGATTTACCCGCCCCGGTAGTCGTTGATACGGCCTGCAGCTGGGTGAGGGTCATCTACCTGACCGACCACGATATCGACGTGCTGGATAAGCAGACCAAGCGTGACATCCTGGCGCAAAACAAATCAGTGCAGGCTAACTGCCCGCAACTAACCGGCAGGGTTACGCGATGACCAAGGCAAAGAATATTGAATTTCGACTGAGCAAACTTGAGAAAGGGCCAGACGAGAACGTTCTGGCCATCATGGAGATAAGGTCGAGAGCTATTGCAGGTAGCTTGCTGAAGCAGATTTCCTGCCAGGCGTTGAAAGATCGATAATGTCAGTGAAGATTGCCTTGTAGGCTTTATTTAACTTCTCAACTGTTTTCGGGGTGATATCACTCGTAGGCGGCGCGTCGATACCATCCATTAATTCTATTTCAGCAAATTTTTTCAAAACCTGAAGGACACTCTCTTTTTGTTCTTCAGGCATCGTTTGCACAATAAAAGCAACAACGTTTCTCAGCGCCAGGAGTTGAGCATGAGTTACATAGTAATGATCGATCATATTTTCATTCCTGTTCTGTTGAGCTCGGCGATTTAACAGTATAGCGGAGAAATATTGCCCGCTACTCTGTGGCAACTTTCAATCGTGATGACTGGCAATAGCGGGACTTTTTATGCCCGGAACGGAGTATCTATGAAAGAACGAAAACTCGTAATTGAAATTGATGACAACGCCATTGATTCAGTCATCGAAAAGGTGCGCCTGCTCAAGGATGAACTGAGAAGCCTTAACCTGCCGATCAACATCTCTGTTGCAGTGCCGGCAGCATTAAAGCCGGAAGAGGAAAGGAACACGCAGGATGCCAGAAGCGTATTCCTTAGCAACCTTGATGCCGAAATTACTCAGGCTTGGTCATCATTGACAGAGCTTTTGAATATACGTCGCGACGCGACCTCCTCCGACTAGCTGCTGCCGCTGTTTTTAGTTCATTCACGGATTTTGTGAATTTAGCCCTCACGTTACTGGCGCTATCTGTTGGCAACTCGCTGAAGAGGCAGGATACAGCGGGCTTTGTTGAATAAATAAGATTTCGTGCGAACGACCCTGTAGCTGGCTGGATTTTCAGGCAATACGCACGCTTTCAGGCATCCCAGCCTTTGTCATCCTGTTCAACGCACGCACCATGGCCATAGCTTCCGCTACCTGACCATCGTAGTCACGCAGCGTCAGTGAATCTCCCAACAACTGCTTCATTCTGTACATTGCCGTTTCCGCTATCGAGCGACGGTTATATTCCGTTGTCCATTTCCACCGTGCATTGCTTCCGCTCAGCCGCTGATTAGCAACGGCACGGTTGCGGTCTGCGTACTCACCGGGCCAGTAACCTGCTCCTTTTCGGGGAGGAATAAGCGCGCTGATTTTTTTGCGGCGCAGTTCATCGTGACAGAGCCGGGTATCGTAAGCCCCGTCTGCCGCGGCTGCCCTGATTTTTCTGTGAGTCTGCCGGATAAGGCCCGGGAAGGCTTCTGAGTCCGTGACGTTATTCAGCGACAGGTCTGCACAGACAACTTCATGTGTGTTGCTGTCAACAGCAAGATGCAACTTTCGCCAGATACGACGGCGCTCTTTGCCGTGCTTTCTGACTTTCCATTCGCCTTCACCAAAGACCTTCAGCCCGGTGGAATCAATCACCAGGTGTGCGATTTCACCCCGGGTGGACGTTTTGAAACTGACATTAACCGACTTTGCCCGCTTACTGACACTGGTGTAATCCGGGCAGCGCAACGGAACGTTCATCAGGGCAAAAATGGAATCAATAAAACCCTGCGCAGCCCGCAGGGTCAGCCGGAATACGCGTTTAATCACCAGAACGGTGGTGATGGCGAGATCAGAATAGCGCTGGGGCCTTCCTCGTGATGAAGGCGTTGCCGACTCATACCAGGCCTGAATCGCCTCATCATCCAGCCAGAAAGTGAGAGAGCCACGGTTGATGAGAGCTTTGTTGTAGGTGGACCAGTTGGTGATTCTGAACTTTTGCTTTGCCACGGAATGGTCTGTGTTGTCGGGAGGATGCGTGATCTGATCCTTCAACTCAGCAAAAGTTCGATTTATTCAACAAAGCCGATACAGCGATAGATAAGATCTCGGTCTCACCTTTGAGTGACTCCAGCTCCTCGACGATTTTCTGTAAAAGTTTCTGATTATCAACGGACATTAAAACGCTCCTTACTTTTTGTGTGAAAACTCAAAGATAAGCGAGCGTTACTTTTTGCAACATCCTGATATTCGATCAGTGCCGCCACCGTGCGGCATTTTTATTACCAGAAGTAGGAGAAGAAGCATGTTGACAGTAAAAGTGATGTCGCCTGGCGGCGGCGAAGAAATCCATAGCGGCCTGAGCGTTGGTTTCAACCCCAATCAGCAGAGTATCTCAGTGTCTGGAATGGACCAGAACGTGTTCCTGAAGCAGGGGGAGGTGGCCTATGTGATGAACGCAAACGGCAAGACCATTTCCCGTTACGAACACAGGGCCCAGCAGTAGGCATTACAGAAGCTCCTGAGCTAAGGGGCTTCGATAATGCTAAACCGAAGCATCTGCCTTAAGTGTTATAAAAAACCCCGTGGAGGAAATCCCAAAGCTACGGGGTGCTGTACAGCCAGCCAATGACTGATTGTAGCCACGAAGTTGGTTTATTTTCTACTGGTTGAGAATAAAACTGAGAGCCAGGAAGGCTTGAGAGTGGCTCATCCATAAGCTCACGGGTAGAACGGCAGACTTTGTCATGGCAGAGCAAAGTCATAAGTTAGTTTAGGTAACATTTCGGATATAACAAGCGTAGCGGGGCATTCCTAATAATGGAGCACCGCAGCTAAAGCATTACAGGAGCCATTCTGCCGAGTGGCTTCGATAAGCTCCCCACATCGCACAGAGGTAAAACATGGCAGAGATCACACCAGCAGAACAGATCCGACTGAATCTGCTTTCCACCCTGAACTACGACACCGCGGCCGCTGCTAAGGCGATTGAGTTCGTCCAGGATAGCCAGCTCAAATATCAGCTGTTCATCCAGCAGTACAGTCGCGTGACAACTGAATCCGAAGTGGTGGCGCGGACCATCAAAGCAGTTCAGGAGTCGACCGAGGCGCTGGCGCTGTTTGATACCATCGCAGAACAGGCGAGCTAAGGCATTACAGCAGGCACTCGCTGAGCGCCTGTGATAATGCTCAAGGAGCGATTACGTGAACAAAGAGCCCCGTATCTACGGCAGCAAGTGGGACCGAGAGCGTCTTATCTTCCTACGTGCGCACCCCTTGTGCGTCATGTGCCAGGAGCAAGGCAGGGTGACAGCGGCAACGGTGGTTGACCACATCATCCCGCACAAACTGAAAGAGGCTCTGCGCTCTGGTGACAGCCAGGAAATAGCGAAGGCGCAAAAGCTTTTCTGGAGCCGGAAGAACTGGCAAGGGCTGTGCAAGCAGCACCACGACTCAACGAAGCAGCGAATGGAGAAGCGTGGCACCGTCATCGGTTGTGATGAGAGCGGAATGCCCCTGGATCCTAACTCACATTGGTTTAAATGATATTTAATCTCATTTTTTGCGGGGGAATGATTGCAAATGAAATCATTTTGAATCAAATGATATCAATTCTCATCTGAGGGGGAGGGGCGGGTCAAAAGTTCAGAACCTCGAACCCAAATGACCGCCGCCAGTCCTTTTTGTGCACAACCGCGAAATGAAAAGTTTTTTTCCGGGAGGTTCCGATGGCAGGAAGACGCCCGAAACCGACCCACCTCAAAGTGGTTACCGGCAACCCGGGCAAACGCAAACTTAACGACAAAGAACCATCGCCAGCGCGAGAAATACCAAGCCCTCCAGAGCACCTCACTGACTGGGGAAAGGTGGCGTGGGGGAAGCTGACCGTGCTGCTGGATGGCATGGGCATTTTAACCATTGCCGATACGCTGGCGCTCGAACGACTCTGCGATATTTACGCCGACATTCTGCAGCTTCGCCTGACTATTGCTGACGAGGGGCGAACTTACACCGTGCAGACCGAGGGCGGTTTTTTGATTAAGGCTAACCCGGCAGTAGCAATGTTGGCGGATGCTGATCGACGTTTTAAAAGTTACCTGGTTGAATTCGGTCTGACTCCGGCCGCCAGAACGAAGGTGAAAGTGGATGGTGGAGAAAAAGAAGAAGACCCGCTCAACCAGTTCTTCGGTTGATCCCGCCACGCAATATGCGCGGGATGTGGACTCCGGCAAAGAAATCGCCGGGCCTGACATCAGGAATGCCTGTAAGCGACATCTCAAAGATTTGGAATCCTGCCATGCTCGCGGGTTGGTATGGGATGTTGCAGCGGCGCAGCGAGCCATCGACTTTTTTGCCAAGGTACTGAAGCTCAACGGTGGTGAGCATGAAGGTAAACCCTTCAACCTGCTACCGTGGCAGTGCTTTATTGTAGGGTCGATATTCGGCTGGAAGAACTCGGATGGTTATCGTAGATTTCGCATGGTGTACGTTGAATCTGGTAAGGGTTCCGGCAAATCACCACTGGCTGGCGGAGTGGGGCTTTACTGTCTAACAGCAGATAAGGAGCCTCGTGCCGAGATATATGCAGCAGCAACGAAAAAAGACCAGGCCATGATCCTTTTTCGTGATGCTGTCGCGATGGTGGATCAGTCCCCTGCGTTAGCACAGCGAATAAATAAATCAGGCGGTGCCGGGAAAGAGTGGAACCTTGCATTTCTTCAGACAGGCTCATTTTTCCGGCCTATCAGTTCGGATGATGGGCAGTCAGGGCCACGCCCACACTGTGCACTGATTGACGAAATTCACGAGCACAAAAACAACCAGGTTGTGGAAATGATGCGCGCCGGGACGAAAGGTCGTCGCCAGGCGTTGATTTTCATGATCACTAACAGCGGCCACGACAAAACCAGCGTCTGCTACGACTATCACGAGTATGGGCGTAAAGTTGCCGAAGGCTCGATTGAGGATGACAGTTTCTTTTCTTTCATTTGCTCCCTGGACGAAGGAGAAGACCCATTCAAGGACGAGTCCTGCTGGAAAAAAGCAAACCCCTCTCTTGGTCATACTTTTACCGATCGCTACCTGCGTGAGCAGGTTACTCAGGCTCGGGGGATGCCGTCGAAGGAAAGCATTGTTCGGCGGTTAAACTTCTGTCAGTGGGTGGATGCCGATAACCCATGGATGAGTAGCGATGTGTGGATGGGGTGCGAAGAGGACTTTGACCTGCAGGAGCTGCAGGGAGAAGAATGTTATGGCGGCCTGGACCTTTCAGGAACTCGCGACCTTACGTCTCTGGCGCTCTTTTTCCCTAAAAAAAGAAAGCTGCTGGTGGAGTTCTGGACACCAAAAGATACTTTGCTGGATAGAGCGAAAACAGACCGCGTACCTTACGACGCATGGGAACGGGGAGGCCATATTCATACCACTCCCGGAAAGGCGGTGAAATATGGCTTTGTTGCTGAGCGCATTGCTGATCTTTCCATGTTGTTCGATATCAAGGCGATCGCCTTCGACCAGTACCGCATCAAATATCTTGAACCGGAACTGGAAAACGCTTCTGTATCAGTACCGCTTATTCCTCACGGGCAGGGATACTACAAGGCGCAGGATTCAGGACTGTGGATGCCTCATTCCATCGAACTCTTTGAACAGATGCTGGATGATGGCGTAATCATTATTAAAACAAACCCCTGCCTCCGATGGAACGCTGCTTCCGCCGTAACCGAAGCCGACCAAAAAGAAAACCGCATATTCGCCAAGAAAAAGAGTACTGGTCGAATAGATGGTGTGGTTGCGTCGGCGATGGCAATTGGTGCTGCGGAAGGTTACGAGCCTGATGATGGTGATATTGAGGGCTTTTTTGACGATCCGATCATAGTGGGTATCTGATGGCTAAGAATAAACAGCAACCAGGGCGCGTTAAGAGCGCCCTTTTAAACTGGCTTGGTGTTCCCATAGGCCTGACTACCGGTGAATTCTGGCAGGAGTGGTTCGGGACCAGCAGTAGCGGAAAAGTTGTCACCGCTGACAAAATTATCAGGCTTTCTACCGTCTGGGCGTGCGTGAGGCTCTTGAGTGAGTCGGTATCCACGCTTCCGCTAAAAATTTACGAGAGACAGTCAGATGGATCTAGAAAACTGGCCCAGAATAATCTTGCATACCAGATATTATGCAGGCGCCCTAACCCGGAAATGACACCTTCCCGTTTCATGCTGATGATTGTGGCCAGCATTTGTCTGCGTGGTAATGCTTTTGTCGAAAAGTTTTTCATTGGTAACAAGCTGGTATCAATGGTTCCGCTTCTTCCACAGAAAATGGTTGTAAAGCGACTCGATAGCGGAAAATTACAGTACACCTACACGGAAAATGGCGTTCCGCGGATCATTCCTGTAGACAGGATGATGCATATCCGCGGATTTGGTCTTGATGGTGTGTGCGGGATGATGCCGACAATGGCCGGGGTTGACGTTTTCGGCGCTGCTATGTCGGTTGATGAAGCCGCGGCAAAAATCTTCGAAAATGGCCTGCAAAGTACTGGTTTCCTGTCTTCAAAAACGGCGCTTAATAAGGAACAGCGTGAAAGATTGCGTCAAAACCTCCAGTCTTTTATTGGTTCTAAAAACGCCGGGAAATTGATGGTTCTGGAAAATGAACTGACTTACCAGAATGTCACTATGAACCCGGAGGCCGCTCAGCTCCTTGAAAGCCGTTCATTCAGTATTGAGGAAATTTGTCGCTGGTTTCGCGTACCGCCATTTATGGTCGGCCATACGACAAAACAATCAAGCTGGGCTTCGAGTCTTGAAGGGATGAACATGCTGTTCCTGACTCATACCCTGCGTCCTCTGCTGGTCAATATTGAGCAGGAAATATCGCGTTGTCTTCTGAACAGTGATGAGGACTTGTTTGCTGAGTTCTCCGTTGAAGGGCTTCTGCGCGCCGATAGCGCAGGACGTGCGGCGTACTATACCAGCGCCCTGCAAAATGGCTGGATGTCGCGCAACGATGTGCGAAGGCTGGAAAATATGCCGCCAATTGAAGGCGGTGATATTTATACAGTTCAGCTCAACCTGACTCAGTTGAAGAATCTTGAAAACAGCAACCCGGCGGTTCAGGCGCTGGCTGTAAGAGAACTTCATAACCACGTATTCCCTGATATTCCTTTCGAGCAATCGCCACTTAAACAGGCTGCTTAGGAGCCAATCCCCATGACAATTAGACAACTTCCGGTTGCTCCGGCGGGGCGCCCGTGCGCGGGTGTTACCAGTGAACCCTTGCCTTCAGCGCTTGAGCGGTGGAACGGCGGAATCAGAGCTGCAACCGATAATGACAACGCCATTTCAATTTTTGATGTCGTTGGGCGTGATTACTGGGATGAAGGCGTAACAGCAAAGCGCATTTCCGGTGCACTTCGCTCAATGAACGGCGCAGACGTTACGGTGAATATCAACTCGCCGGGTGGCGACATGTTCGAAGGTCTGGCTATTTATAACCTTCTCCGCGAATACGAAGGCCATGTAACGGTGAAGGTGCTGGGCATTGCCGCCAGTGCCGCCTCAATAATTGCGATGGCCGGGGATGATATTCAGATTGGCCGCGGTGCCTTTCTGATGATCCATAACTGCTGGTTGTACGCGATGGGAAACCGCCATGACTTCGCTGAACTGGCGCAGTCACTGGAGCCATTCGATACCGCAATGGCTGATATCTACGCGGCGCGATCCGGCCTTGATATTGCCGCCATTCAGAAATTAATGGACGCCGAAAGTTATATCGGTGGCAGCGATGCTGTGGCGAAGGGACTGGCAGACAGCCTGCTTTCTGCTGATGCGGTCAGCGACGGCGACGAATCACCTGCAGCTGCGCTTCGCAAACTTGATGCACTGCTGGCGAAAACAAATACCCCCCGGTCCGAGCGCCGGAAATTAATCAAAGCATTAACAGGTAACACGCCGGGCGCTGTTACCGATCCCGATGGTAAGCCGGGCGCTGCCGAAGATATCAAACCTGAAACCCTCAATTCACTTGAAAGCGCTCTTGCGGCGTTAGTCAAATAAGGACCATTTATGTCTGATGTAAACGAGATTCTGAAAAAAGTCACCGCTTCCATTGAAGAAGCAACCGGCAAATTTAACGCCAAAGCGGAAGAAGCGCTGACTGAAGCGAAAAAGAACGGCAAATTGTCGGCGGAAACCAAAGAAACCGTGGACAAAATGGCGACTGAGCTTAATGCGCTGAAAGAAGCCGAAAAGACTCTGAAGGCTGCGCTGGGCGAATTGGAGCAGCATGTTGCACAGATGCCGCTGGCAAACGCAAAACAGGTTATTGAAACTGTCGGCCAGCAGGTTATCTCTGCTGAAGCCATTAAAGTTCTGTCGTCCAGCATCGAAGGGAACAAGCGTATTTCTGTTCCTGTAAAAGCTGCTCTGATTTCCAGTGACGTTCCTGAGGGGGTTGTTGAACCACAACGACTGCCGGGTATTGATGTAGCGCCAAAGCAGCGGTTATTTATTCGCGATCTTATCGCGCCAGGCCGTACGGGTTCACCGGCCATTTTCTGGGTGCAGCAGACCGGCTTTACCAATGCTGCGGCAGCGGTACCGGAGAACACAACCAAGCCGTACAGCAATATTGAGTTCACGCCGAAAATCACTCCTGTGACAACCATCGCGCACATGTTCAAGGCATCCAAGCAGATTCTGGACGACTTCGCCCAGTTGCAGTCCATGATTGATGCGGAAATGCGTTACGGCCTTAAGTACGTCGAAGAACAGGAGATTCTGTTTGGTGATGGCACTGGCGCTCACCTCCATGGCATTGTGCCGCAGGCCACGGCTTACAGCGCGGCATTTGCCGTTGAACAGCAGAACGGTATTGACGATCTGCGCCTGGCAATGCTTCAGGCTCAACTTGCCCGATTCCCTGCATCCGGTCACGTCCTGCACTTCATGGACTGGGCGAAAATCGAACTGACTAAAGACACCCTGGGGCGCTATATCCTGGCGAACCCGGCTGCGTTGACGGGGCCGACGCTGTGGGGGCTTCCGGTTGTCGCCACTGAAGCAGCAGCTTTCCAGGGCAAGTTCCTGACAGGTGCATTTAATGCTGCAGCCCAGCTTTTCGACCGCGAAGATGCAAACGTTGTGATCTCGACGGAAAACAGCGACGACTTCGAGAAAAACATGATCTCTATTCGCTGTGAAGAGCGTCTGGCGTTAGCAGTAAAACGCCCTGAAGCATTTATTTATGGCTCCTTTACTGTACCGGCTTCCGGCGGCCAGTAATTTTTCTGGCGGCCTCCGGGCCGCTATATTCGGAGTAACACGATGAAACTTATCGCGGTGAAACCAATTTATTTTGGTGGGGTAGTGGTGACGGAAGGCGAGTCACTTGAGACGCTGGAACAGCATGGCCGTGAGTTGGTTCAAAAAGGTTATGCACGGCTGGTAGATGTTGATAATTCTGCGCAGCCGGAACAGCCGGAACAGCCGGAACAGCCGGAACAGCCGGAACAGCCGGAACAGCCGGAACAGCCGGAACAGCCGGAACAGCCGGAACAGCCGGAAACTGTGCCAGAGAAGAAGGCTAAAAAATAATGTTAGAACTTGAAGTGGTTAAAAAGCACTGTCGCATTGAGCCTGACTTTACCGATGACGACTCACTATTGACCCTCTACATCGGAGCTGCTTCTCGTTATGTCGAAACATGGACTCGTCGCAAAATGTATGAGTCCGAAACCAGCGAGGGGTATGCAGATGATCCTGATTCAATTCTCCCTGGCGATGATGTGAAAGCAGCGATGCTTCTGCTTATCGGTCACTGGTACGAAAACCGTGAAACGGTCTCTGTTGGTCAGGCTGCTACAGATATTCCGTTTACTGTCGAGGCACTTCTCCAGCCTTACAAAATCTATGGCATTTAATCGGGGGAATTATGCAGGCAGGACGATTACGGCACCGGATCACCATCCAAAATTTCACCACCACCAGAACGCCTTCAGGTCAGCCGGTTGAAAAATGGGAAGATGGGAAAACCATCTGGGCCGAGGTTAAGGGGATAAGCGGTCGTGAACTTTTAGCCGCTGGCGCTGAGCGTGCCGATGCCACCATTCGCGTTTGGGTGCGTTTTCGTACAGATATCTCAGCTTCTTCCCGCCTGAAAGTACGTACCGGCCCGTTTAAAGGTGCCGTTCTTAACGTTACCGGGCCTCCGGTTCCGGATATCAAAGGCACCCGGCTGGAAATTCTCTGCAAACAGGGGACCGAAAAATGATTGATGTGAATCTGGATTTTTCCGGGTTGCAGGATATTGCCCGCGATCTGCAAACGCTCAGCAAGGCCGAAAATAATAAAGTTCTCCGGGAGTCGACCCGTGCTGGTGCCGAATTGCTCCGCGAGGAGGTGATTGATCGCGCTCCTGAGAAATCCGGAAAACTGAAGAAAAACGTTGTTGTCGTCACCCAGAAAAGTCGCCGTCGCGGTGAAATTTCATCTGGGGTGCATATTCGTGGCGTTAACCCGAGAACGGGGAACAGCGACAATACAATGAAGGCCAGCAACAAGCGGAATGCGTTTTACTGGCGCTTCGTGGAGTTGGGAACATCTACAGCGCCTGCACATCCGTTTGTTCGCCCAGCTTTTGATACCCGCATGGAAGAAGCTACGCAGGTGGCGATGCAGCGGATGAATCAGGCTATCGATGAGGTGTTATCAAAATGACCGAAGATGATCTCTATGACCTGCTGTCGACGCTGGCAGACGGGCGGGTTTATCCGTATGTGGTGCCGCTAGGCAGCGACGGACTTCCTGCAGTTTCCACTCCCTATGTCATTTTCTCGATACCGACTGATGTTGCCGGGGATGTTTTCTGCGGCCAGGCAGAGTCGACACTGCGCATTCAGGTTGATGTATGGGCTGAAACGAATGACGAAGCCAGAGCGTTACGCCTGGACGCCCTGGCTCGCCTGCAGGTTCTTTCACCTGTCGAGGTGACAAAAATTCCTGGCTACGACACGACAACCCATCTTCATCGGGCAACCCTCGAAATAACGGTCATTGCCTGACAAAAACCAATCCAATCCGACCGCCGCTGGCGGTTTTTTCATTTATGGAGGCTGCGATGTCAGCACTATTTGAACGTGCCCAAAAAACGGTAGTAATGATTACCTCTGTGCCGGTCACCTCGGCAGAGCTGGATACCGCAACCTGGTTAAACCTGAGTTGCACTATCAAACAGGCAAGCTTTACCGCTGGTCAGAAAAACGATATTGACGTGACAACGCTCTGTTCGGATGAAACGGAAAATATCAACGGCCTTCCTGCTCCGTCTGAAATGTCACTTTCCGGTAACTTCTACCGCAACCCGGCGCAGGATGCACTTCGTGAAGCATATGATAACGACGGGGTTTATGGGTTTAAGGTTATTTTCCCGTCTGGTAATGGATTCCTGATGCGCGCTGAGGTACGTCAGCACACCTGGGATTCTCAAACCAATGGCGTAGTTGCTGCAACGTTCTCGCTGCGTCTGAAAGGTAAACCCACCAATATTAACGCCCCAGGAGTTCTGTCGTTTGCTACTGACCTTCCGGCGTCCCAAACGGTCGCGGCAGGAAGCGCCCTGACCATGGGCGTGGTCGTTCAGGGCGGTACGGCACCTTATACCTACGCCTGGAAAAAGGGCACCTCGACGGTCAGCGGCCAGACCAGCGCAACGTTTACGAAAGCCAGCGCTGTATCCGGTGATGCCGGGGTTTATTCCTGCGTGGTTACTGATGCCGATGGCACTGTGATCACTTCTTCTGATTGCACCGTCACAATCAATTAACGGAGCGCCGGGAGACCGGCGATAAAATTAATGTCAAAACCGAGTCTTAAAGCACTGGCACTGGCACCGATGGCGGGCTTTCGTAAAAAAGAAGTCTCCGTTCCGGAGTGGGATAACGCCAAAGTCATCATTCGTGAGCCATCAGCAGAAGCCTGGATTCGCTGGCAGAGCATTGCCAGCCCGGAACCACCCAAACTACCGGAAGGGCAGGAGCCCCAGGAGGCACCAGAACTGACCCCTTCAGAACGAGCCTTCCGCACGATGCGGGCCGACGTCACGCTTTTCATCGATATTTTGCTGGATACCGACCTGCAGCCCGTCTTTACTGTCGATGACACCGAACAGGTTGAAGCGATCTATGGCCCTGTGCATTCCCGGCTGTTGAAGCAGGCACTTGATCTCATTCGTGACGCGGATGATGCTAAAGCAAAGTAAAAATGCCTGGCATGCAGTTCCTGATGGCGCTGGCGCTCCGGATGGGCCGCACGCTGGGCGAACTGCGACAAACCATGACGGTCGGCGAATTCAGGATGTGGGCTGAATACGATCGTATCAGCCCGATCGGTGATATCCGTGGCGATATTCTCAATGCTCAGCTGGTATCAGCGGTTTACGGGGCGCAGGGCGGTAAAGTCACCATTGAAGAGGCTCAGCTTCAGTGGAGCACAGAAGAAGATGAGGCAAGCGACAGCGGCGATCCATTTGCCGGGTTAGAAGCCGCTTTGCTCGCAGCATCAGCTTGAACAAACAATGATAGCTGAAGTTTTACATAACCAATGGTAGGATTTACCCATATCCTTACCAATAGGGGCGCTGTGTGAAAAAATTAATAGTTTTGGCATTATCCATTTTATTTCTGGCAGGATGTAAACCCAGCGACGAAAAAGCAATAGATATTGCCAAAAAGGAAGTTGCTGCTGACATGAAAGATCCAGATAGTGCAAAGTTTCGCTATCTAAGGTTTGTAAAAGCAGGTGAAAAAGATGGACTGGTTGGCGGATTTGTTTGTGGTGAAATAAATTCAAAAAATAGTTTCGGAGCCTATGCTGGTTATTCAAAGTTTCAGCTGGCATTAACAATGAAATCGAAAGGTTTTTTCTCTAAAGGCGTAAACTATACCATTGATGATAAGAAGATATACAAGACCCTCATTGGGTCTGATTTGGATTTGTATTATAAGGTATGCGGTCAGGATGAATGATTGATTAAACTAACAAATTAGATTAAGAGCCTCGCGTAAGCGGGGCTTTTTTTTTTGAGGAATAGCAATGGCAACCCTTCGCGAATTAATTATAAAAGTTTCAGCTAATTCTCAGTCCTTTCAGACCGAGATCGCTCGCGCATCTCGCATGGGGTCCGATTATTATAAGACAATGCAACGGGGTGGGCGGCAGGCGGCTGTTTCCGCACGCGAGACAAGACAGGCGCTAGCCGAAGTATCTGCACAATTATCAGAAACTAAAAGTGCAGCTATGGGTATGGCTGGTGCGTTTGCCGGAGTTTTTGCGACCGGGCACCTTATCGCTCTTGCTGATGAATGGAGTTCTGTGAATGCACGTCTAAAACAGGCGTCAACATCAACCGATGATTTCTCCAATTCCCAACGATTACTTATGGATATCAGCCAGAAAACAGGGACAGCGTTCAGTGATAACGCAGGTTTATTTTCTCGTTCGGCAGCATCCATGCGTGAGTTTGGCTATTCCTCTGGCGATGTACTGAAAGTCACCGAGGCTATCAGCACGGGCCTTAAATTATCCGGGGCCAGCACGTCAGAGGCCAGTGCAGTTATCACACAGTTCAGCCAGGCGCTGGCGCAGGGGGTATTGCGCGGGGAGGAGTTCAACTCTGTTAACGAAAACGGTGATCGGATCATCCGTGCCTTAGCGGCAGGTATGGGCGTTGCCCGCAAAGACCTCAAGGCGATGGCTGATAACGGACTGTTGACAATAGATAAAGTGGTTCCGGCTATTACCGCTCAGTTACGGGTGATGCAGGCTGAATTTGATGCAATGCCAAAAACAGTATCAGCCTCGACTCAAAAGGTTGAAAACGCCTTTATGGCCTGGGTGGGCGGTACAAATGATGCATACGGTGCCTCCGCTGTGCTTGCTGGTGGTCTTGATTCACTGGCTGAGAACATTGATACCGTAGCAATGGCTGCAGGAGCGTTAACGGCTGTGGGCGTGACCCGGTTTCTGGGAAACTGGACGCTTCAACTGAAATCACACACCGAAGAGCTAATTAGGGCCAGAGGGGCGGAAATTTCCAGCACTGCGGCTAAAATCGAAGGAGCAAACGCCTCACTTGTTCAGATTGAAACGGAAAAATCGTTACTTCTGTCTAATCAGCGCTCACTAGTGGCTCAACTTGAACTGGCGCAGACGGAAAAACAACGCGCATCCATCAGGACACTGCTTGCAAGAAACTCAATGGAGATGGTCAAAGCGAATAAAGCGGAAACCGCCACGGTCAATGAGCTGTCAATAGCAAATCAGCGGCTTAATGCGCTCACCTCTGTAACGAGAACCGCATGGGCTGGCGTATCATCCCTCTTTGGTGGCATTCCAGGGATTTTGATGCTGGGTGCAGGTGCCTGGTATACATGGTATCAGAACCAGGAACAGGCGCGTCAGTCTGCGATACAGTATGCCTCCACCCTTGATGAGGTGGTGGAAAAGGCGAAAGCCATGAGCGAAATTCAAATCAGAGGCTCTATTGCTGATTCTGGTGACTCCATTGACGCGCTCAAAGATAAGCTGGAAGACTTGAGGGATGCTCAAGCCGAGGCCGCTGCTGAAGTTCAGAAATATACGTCTCTCGCTCGACAGATGGGCGTTCAGAATGATCAAAATAATGGTTACGTACAGAACGCTGCTAAATATCAGAGGGAATATAATAAAATATCCCGAGATATTGCTGATACTACATCTCAATTAAACAATGCTGTAGATGCGCAAAATAAGTTACAAACTGAGTTAGCCTCAAAAGTTCAGGCATCGGCAGTCGCTTTTGACAAAATAAAAAGTTCGATAATTGGTGCGCTGAATGTTAATGAAGCAATGGCAACATCGCTGTCAGTTACCATTCAATTCATGGACGAATTAAAAAAGCGTTCTGGGAACGGCCAGCCCCCAGCACCCCAAACCAATACAGCTTACGATAATTTTATAAAGCAACAGAAGGAGAGCATAGCCCTCTCTCAGAAAGAAGGTGTAGAGCGGGCCAAGCTTAAAGCTCTTCAAGATGCCATCAAACAGGGAGCGGTTAGAACTGATAATAAAGGTAATATTTTACCTGGGCAGGATGAGCAGATCGCAGCTATTCAAGGTAATGCTGCTACAGACTTTAAACTTAACGAATCGCAAAAAAAACCTCGCGGAAAGTCAGAGGTAGAAAAAAATGAAGATGCATATACCCGTATTGTTAAACAACAAGAAGAACAGATTGCACTCGCCGGACAAAGCAATGAACTGGCAAAAATAAAATATCAGATAGTTCAGGGGGAGTTAGCCTCACTCGATCGAGCTAAAAAAGAAACTATTCTGCATAATGCTGCGCTTATCGATCAGAAAAACATTGCTGAACAGTTAAAAACGTTCCGTGATGGGCTGGCTGATAGTAATGCTGCTGCGCGTGACAGGGGGAATATTGATTTTCTTGGTGCCGGGATGGGGGGAAAGGCCCGCGACCGCATGAAGGAAATGGCAGATATTCGCACTGATTTTCTCAAACAGCAGCGGGACCTGCAGCGGGATTTCAGTCGAGGGGAAATTTCTGAGGACCTGTACAAACAGCAAACGGAAGCACTGCAGGCTGCACTTGCTGAACGGCTGGCGATTCAGGAGGACTACTACAAAAAGACCGATGAACAGCAGTCAGACTGGCGCGCGGGGATCAGCGATTCCCTGATGAACTATGCCGATCAGGCTTCTGATCTGAGTTCAATGGCTGCCACTGCAACCAGCGAGATTCTGGATGCCACCACTAACTCTATCTCCAACAACCTGACAAACGTCCTGACAGGCGCCGCTTCTTTTAAAGATGGGATGTCAAATATTTTCTCTTCCCTGGGCGAAACGGTGATTAAGACGCTGATCCAGATGGCAACACAGGCGTTAATCACCAAAGCGATTATGGCGTCATTTGGCGGCGGAGTGGGTGGGTTGTTCGGTAGTCTTTTTGGCGGTGCCAGCGGTGCGGCAAGTAGTGGTACCGCTATTCAAAGCGCGGGAGCTAATTTTTCATTTAACGCTCTCGGAGGCGTTTACGATTCTCCGTCACTTTCTGCCTACAGCAATGGTGTTTACAGCACTCCCCAATATTTTGCGTTTGCGAAAGGGGCAGGTGTATTCGGCGAGGCCGGGCCGGAAGCCATCATGCCGCTTACCCGTGGTGCTGATGGTTCGCTTGGGGTCAAAGCTGTTGGGCGGGAATCGCCGGCGGTACAGAACGCTGCGAGGCAGCAGCAAGAAAGACAACTTCTTTCAACTGGTGACATCAACGTCAATTACCACCTCACTGGTAAACCGGATGATGTGATGATGCAGACATTGGATGCCCACGGCCGCCGCCTGGCTAAACAGATAAAATCTGAACTGACGAGCGACGTAAACAATCCTCAAAATGCCTTCGGTAGAGCTCTTTACTCCAACCTTCAGCCCAAAAAACCACGATAACCTGCCCGGAGGGAATATTCATGGCAGATATTTTCTACCCGGACGAATACCTGCCCATGCCGCTTATGGACGGGTACGGGTTTAAGCCCATATCACCTTTGCTGCGAACGGAGATGACGTCCGGTCGCGCTCAACAACGAAGGCGATATACCTCAACACCCACCCAGGCATCGGTTAAATGGATTTTTAAAACTGATGCTCTGGCGCAGGTGTTTGAGGCGTTTTTCAGGGATGCGCTTAAAGATGGCCAGTCCTGGTTCTATCTGAAACTCCAAACCCCAATAGGGGTAAAGCCCTATAAAGCCAGGTTCGTGGATATTTACGAGGGACCGACGCTGGTCGCGCCAAAATACTGGCAGTACAGCGCAACGCTGGAATTATGGGAGCGCCCGTTACCGCCTTCTGGCTGGGGGAATTACCCGGAATGGCTGGCGGGCCAGTCGTTACTGGATATTGCGCTAAACAGAGAGTGGCCGAAGCATGACAATTCTTGAGCGACTATATGCCAGCAGCGGATCGGAGGTTATTCACGATACGCTGCAGATATCGGCAGGCGATGATAACTACTGGCTAACCAGTGGCTGGGATGACGTTTCCGTGATGCTGGAAAATGGTCAGCCGGCGACGTTTGAAGCCAGCGCGATAGATATCGCCTTACCAGCCAGGAACGCCGACGGGACACAGGATTTAAAGTTTGCTATCAGCAATATTGACGGACGGGTTTCTGAGGCGATCGATAAAATCCTGGATGAAATGAAATCAGCCACGCTGACATTCCGGCGGTACATTTCATCCGATCTGTCTGCTCCGGCATCATCACCGTATACGCTCGATATCAAATCCGGCTCCTGGACCCCGACAGCAGTTCAGGTCACGGCAGGCTATATGAATGTCCTCAAAACAGCCTGGCCCCGTAAACGTTACAACCTCGCCGAACATCCGGGCTTACGTTACTAACCTGAGGCAAATATGTTTAATCCTGATAAATACCGTTCTGTTAAATGGCAGAAGGGCGGTAGAGCCTACCCGCTACTCGACTGCTTCGGCATTGTAAATGAGATACGTCGCGACCTTGGGCTACCAGAATGGCCGGATTTTGCAGGTGTGACCAAAGACGGCGGGGGCCTCGACCGGGAAGCGAGAAAGCTGATGCTTTCGCTGAAACGTTGTGCCCCGTGTGAAGGCGCCGGAGTTGCTTGCTATTCGGGTTCAACGGTTTCCCATGTTGGGATTGTTGTGATGCTCGATAACCAGCTGCAGGTAGCGGAATGCAATCCTGGCTCGGGGGTTACGTTTCTGCCACTGGCGCGATTCATCCGTCGCTTTAACCGCGTGGAGTTCTGGCAATGACGATAAAGTTTTACCCGTCCCGGCTACCGGGTGAACCCCTTGAAACGCACGAGCATGGTGTGCTGACGCTGCATGAGTGGATGAGCAGAAATGTCCCAAGCTATTCACAGGATAAAACTCATCCTGTCGTGATCGAGCTGAACGGCCAGGCAGTCCCCCCGGCGGAATGGCCGTTATGTTTGTTGCGGCCAGACAGCGACGTGCGGATATATCCCATTCCGTATGGCACGGGTCTTGAAATTGCCGCGTGGGTTTCGGTGGCCGTATCCATTGCGTCTACGGCCTATGCATTATTCTTTGCCCCTAAACCAGAGCTGGGCGGCTTTTCATCCAGTAACGCTTCATCGCTGGATCTGAATCCGGCTAAAGCCAACACAGCGAAGCTTGGCGATCCCGTTAGGGAGGCTTTCGGGCGAAACCGGATCTACCCGGATTACCTGGTACAGCCGGTAACGCGATTCGACCCCGCTGATCCAACCAGAATGACGGTCGAAATGTTTGTCTGCCTTGGATATGGGCGTTTCTCCTATACTGGTGGGGATTTTCGGGTAGGAGAAACTCCGGCGCTGACCTTAGGCGAGGGCTTTTCATATACCAGCTATGGGCCCGGCGATAATTTGGCTGGTGATCGTCGCAGTGAGATATGGTTCAACTCAACGGAAGTTGGGGGAACGTCGAGCGGCAGCGGCCTCGATATGGCTCAGACTGCCCCTGAAGCCAGTGATATCCTTGCTGATGCCATGACCGTCAGCGGTGCCTCTGTCTCGTTTTCTGGCCTCGATGTCGATGATGATAATGATGAAGACGAGGATGAGAACAAACTTCCTCCTGGCTGGATCGCCGGTGCAATTGTCACCCTGAAAGCGCCAGTGAATTATCAGGTATCCATCAAGGGCGGTTTTAACGTGCTGACAGGCGACGTCGTGTCAGAGATCGCGCCATTCAGCGGAATGCCTGTCACCCTAACGTTTAACGGTACTGACTATGACCTGCAGATCGCCACGTATACCCCTCACCAGGACGCCGTTCCGGGAACAGGGGGAGCGACTGCGGTATTACGCGCCAGTGCGTCGCCGTCAACGTATGACTTTACGACAACCAGCCAGACCTTTGCTCTGACCTGGCAGGGTATCACCTATACCATATCTCTGGTCGCCAACTACGGCACTATGTCTGGCTTGCTCGCAGCGATTAACGGTGGGTTGAATGGTTCGGGGCTCATTGCTCAGGATGATGGCGGCGTGATACGTATCGTGGAGATCTCCAGCCCCTGGCGTGGCGGTTCCATTACGTCATCATTCCTGCCTGCGTCAGTATTTGGCGACAGCCCGGTATTTACAGCTGGTACAGCATCCAGCGGCGGAAGCCCTGCGGTAACAGCCAGCGTGACGCTGGCATACGATTCTGGCACTGCCTTTTCCGGATTGCCGGAAGGCACCCAGCGGATTTCCCTGGCGCACCGTGGCAACGAATACCAGATAGCGTCTACTGATGGCCCCTCTGCGACCGTACAGCGTGTGGTTAACGGTGTCGTTGACAGCACCTGGTCAGGCTTTATGACCAGAACCGTCGTGGATTTTGCCGCGTCTGGTATTAACGATAATGAAACCTGGCTCGGCCCCTTTCTGGCCTGCCCGCAAAATGAAGTTGTGGATGCCTTCGAGGTCAACTTTGCTTTCCCAAACGGAATTTGCGGGTTCCAGAACAACGGGAATAAGCGGGTCCGCCATGTCGAGTATGAAATCCAGTATCGCGTTTATGGTTCCGGATCAGGGTGGACGAGTAAGCCAGGGGTTTACGCGCTTAAAAACATTAATGGCCTCGGTTTTACAGAGCGTTTTGATCTGTCCTCTCCCGGGCTGGTGGAGGTTCGATGCCGCCGCCGTAACGAGCAGGGGAGCAACAACGCGAGAGACAGCATGTTCTGGCAGGCGCTCAGAGGTCGTTTGCTTTCCCGTCCGACCTCCTACGCAGGGATATCAACAATAGGGATCACGGTTGAAACCGGCGGCCAGCTGGCGGCGCAGTCAGACAAGCGTGTGAGTGTTGTCGCCACACGAAATTATGATGGCGGTGGTGACAGGACAATCAGCGGTGCGTTCCTGCATCTTGCCCGCAGTCTGGGATATCGCGACGACCAGATCGACATTGCGGCACTCAGTACGCTGGAGGAGACCTACTGGACGCCAAGGGGAGAATATTTTGATCACCAGGCAAGCAGTGACAGCACGTCAGCAAAGGATATTTTCGACAAAATAGCCGAGGCTGGCATGGGGTATTTTCTGCTGTCTGACGGGTTGCTTTCTGTCGGGAGAGAGGGCGTCAAAAGCTGGACAGGGATCATTACTCCTCAGGATACCGTGGAGGAAATGCAGACGTCATTCAGGGTCCCGTCGGAGGATGATTTTGATGGCGTGGATGTGAAATATATCAACCCTGTGACCTGGGCGGAGGAAACCGTACAGTGCCGGACGCCGGAAAATCCTTTTCCGCGCAAAACGGAGGCATACACCATTGATGTTGCCATGACTGCAGATCGCGCCTGGCGTATCGGGATGCGTCGGTTAATGAAATATCTCCACCAACGCCGAACGTATACGGCTACGACTTCGATGCTGGGATGGTGTCATGACTTCGGTGATCACATCATTTTGTCCGACGACATTCCAACCGGGAAAACCCAAAGTTGCCTGATTGACGCGATGATTTACGACTTCCAGGAAATTACGCTGCACGTCACGGAGCCACTGGACTGGAGCTACGCGAATCCTCGCTGCTGGATACAGTTTCAGGACGGTCGACCATCATCGCGAATGCTCACGCCGCAACGGGTAGATGATTTCACGCTGACGGTGCCGTACAACGACGACCTGCATCCCGGCGACTGGATTATGGACGACCCAGATATTGATCTGCCGAAGTTATTGTTCTGCGACAGTGAAAAGGGTGCGCGGCATGGGATAGTCCAGGAGGTTGCCCCATCGGGTGACAGCAACTGTCAGATTACTGCACCTGAATATAAAGAAATTTTCTACCAGTACGACGACGCCACATACCCCGGCGACGTCGCCTAAAACCACAAATTCCCCTAATTAACTCTTTTCGCTCAAACCCGTTTGAGCGAACGCCTTTTTTGGAGCAAAAACATGGCCGAACTTAACCCGCCTTTGGGAACGACGACGCCTGAAATATTCCTGGATAACGTCAAGCGCGCTGACGAACTGGTTAACGGTCCGGCCGGAACGGTTAACGACCGCGGCGGTGAACCGCTGGATACGTGGCGCCAGATGATGGCGAAAAATGATGAAATCCGGCAGAACATCATTCCGCTCAGTAAGCAGTACGCGACGCTGGCGGCTGCCCAGGCGGACATCGCGAATATTCCAGAAGGCAGCAGCACCTATGTGCGTAGCCCGGACAGCAGCGCGCTGGCTGACGAGTACATGAATGTGGCTGGGACGCTGACAGCAACCGGGCGTAGAATGCCTTCTCAAGCGGCCATCCAGGCAGTTCTTGACTATATCTCATCTCTCATTGCTACTGATGATGCTGATTCTCCTTTACTGACACTTAATGATGAGGCGGGGTTTCGTCTGGCGGCATTCGGCCTGAATGCAATTCAAAGCAATGCGATGACGGCTGAGTATGATGAGTTTATTGATGGTTTTGTGTTCCGGGATAGCGTCGGATTCGTTATTCAGCAAATAGGGACTCCTCTGCTCAGCTCTGTTGACAGTGTTCAGCCTGTCGTTGAGCAGCAGCGATTGGTGACTGAGGCATTCAGTGCTGAATCTGACGCGGATATTTCTGGTTTTGTATTTCGCGACAGTGTGGGATTTGTCCTGATGAATCTCAATGGTGAGCAAAGCGATCAGAATAACGATGGGGTAGATGACATTTCACGCAGAAATGCAGCAAATCTTGCCGCTGCTGCTGCCGCACGAGACGAAATTAATACGCGTATTGCTCGGCCGGTTTACGATTACAATATTCTGATCACAGACGGCCAGTCGCTGAGTAACGGGAATGAGGGATGGGCTGCACTGAGCAAGGACATTCGCGCTACTCTGAACATTAATATGCTCGGTGACTCCGTCCGGCCAAAAAATGAGAACGGCTCGACGTTTACGCCGCTTAACGGAGCTGAAATCAGACCAGCCCGTGCAGTAGTGCAGGATTTAATCGCCCCTCCTGATGGCGGAAACCTCATGACTGATGAGGCCGTGGCTGCGCTGCCTCGCGGTGCTAACAATTTCGGTGAAACCGTCGATATCGGCGCGATGTGGATGTGGCGGGAAATGCAGTTACAGTTCCGGGGGCTGGCAACGGATGAGCGCAAAATTGTGGCTGTCAACTGCGGTGTTGGCGGGCAGATTATTGAACACCTCTCTAAAGGCCATTCCTGGGGATTCTACAACCGGATCATTTCAGCCGTTACCCAGATTAAAGCCATTGCTGATACCGAAGGTAAAACCTGCGGCGTGGTTGGTTTTTTATATCTTGGCAATGAATATAACTATGACAGCACAAAAGGAGGGGCGACAGACCGCGCAGAATACAGAGCACTCCTGAGAAAGCTCATTGATGATGTCATTACCGATACTACCGCTATCACCGGGCAGACAGAGCCCCCCCTGACTGTGCTGTATCAGACCAGCGGCAGCTGGACGCGCGACAGCACGAATATGAGCATTGGCGAGGCTCAGCTCGATATCTGTGCAGCAGATGCAAACGTAATGATGGCATCACCGGCGTATGCTGTCACCGACAAGGGTGGCCATCTTGACGCGAACGGCTACCGCTGGCTGGGAATGCAGTTCGGAAAAGTGCTCCATCGTGCAATTGATCGTCGCCAGAACTGGCGTCCACTGCAACCCCTGTCAGTCACGCTGAGCGGAACATTCCTGCGTGCGGATTTCCTGGTGTGGAGCCCGCCGCTTCAGTTTCGATCATGCTACGTGGGTTCATCTCCGACGACGTATGCCGCAAAAGGATTCAGAGTCACTGACGATGCCGGGGACGTTCCGGTGACGCGTGTCGAAATTGTAGCCGATACCGTAGTCGATATTACGCTGGGGCGTGAAACGACCGGCGATGTTTATCTATGGTACGCCAGCCAGACCGGAAGTAACGGTAACGGAAATCTGTTTGACAGCGACACAACGGTCGCTGTTGCGAATTACGAATTTCATGAAGGGACGGGGCAATATCCGGAATCAAATATTCCAGAGCTGGTAAACCGTCCATACCCACTGAATAACCCCTGTGTGGCATTTCGTCGCCAGGCAATCGCTATTTAAGGAAAACAAATTATGGGTTCGCGTATTATTGTTCCGGGTTATTTTGGTGATAAAGGCCTGGGTTTTGACCCGCTCGTTCGCCGTGGCCTGAAATATTTGAATTTTTATGGAGAGGCAGATAAAACTGGTCGGAATCTCGCACCGGATGGGGGAGCTGCAACGGTACTGGGTTCGCCTGTTGTGCAGGGAAATGGCGTCCAGTTTACGCCTGCCGGAACATTGCTGGATACAGGCATTCTGCAATCTGCTGATTTCACATTTTTCACAATCTTCAACTGTCCGACCCTGTCGCAGATTCTGCTGCTCAGCAATTTTAACGGACCTCGACAGTCAGGCTCAGGCACCACTCAAGGTGTAGTGCTCAGAACGCAGCCTGGCTCGACAAATATGACGTTGAATTTTTCTGTTAACACTATCAACGGGAGTGCATCGACACAGCGCACAGTCGCGCTCAGTGGATTGCAGGCGAACGCAAACTATTTAGTGTGCGCGCGTTTTAAATCGGGACAAAAAATGGACTTCCAAATCCTGAACAAAGCTCTGTCAGCAGAGAAAACAACAGATATGGGCGACCCGGCGGATTTGGGAGCAAAACTGCGTATCGGCGGTAGTTACCAGGCTGATCTAACGAACGCAGGGATTCACAGATTTTCTGCTTTACACACTGTTGCGTTGACAGATGATGAAATTACAAAAGCCGCCACTCAGTGGATGGCGTGGGCTAAGGCTGTTGGTTTAATTATGTGATTTTTTACAAGGAATGTATTTGCCCGGTACATTTAAAAAATACCGGGCAATTTCTTTACTTCAAATCTACAAAAATTTTTTTAGCCCAGTGCTGACCAATGTCAATGGTGAGCGTTTGCTCACCAGAGTCATTAAGTGGGTTCATTAACCAAAAGAATCGAAATTCATTTTGACCTTCATAAGGTATTTTGGGTTTTGTAAAAACAGGATCTTGTTGCTGCAAAAAGTTCGTTAACTCAACTTTAGTATATGAAACAGGTTTATTGATATATCTGATGTCTTTTTTGAATTTTAAGCACAGTTGATCGGCAACTAAATCACAAAAAAAATCTGGTTGTTCTATTTTGATACAGAACTCCCCAAAGTCCTCCTTGAAATAGTCATCATTTCTGACAGTTGTTGCGCATACTATATATTCATCATGGCAGTAGCTTTCTGTTTCACAGTCTCGCATAATAACTGTTCCACCCTCGGCAACTTCAACAAGTTGTGCGAATTGTGGTTGAACTTTGATGACTTCATCCCATGCGGTCTTATCGAACTCCTGATATGGCACTTTATATTTTGAAATCCCCTCTAAAACATCACCTTGCTTTTCATTTTCAATTCCTCTGTAATAATTCAAAGTGCCTAGCCTGATTTTACCATTTAGATAATCATCCTTGTGAGACTTCTCTTTGAAATATTTAAAGACTTCCATATGCTAACCTCATTATGCTTTGCTGTGATTGTATAAGTGAAATTTCGCTACATAATCAACCGGATTCTCGATGAATCATTTTAATCTCAATTACCAGACGCAATAGCTAAGCTTATCGAGCAAATAGGGGAGATAATGACACCATTAATCCCATAAGAGTCAGTGGATTGCAAGATCATTATCATTTCCCGCTTGCTTTCAAAAACAGCATCAAGGTTGAACTGTCGTGCCGCCGCATCGTACGCATCGTGGACTTTCAGCGCGAACTGGCGAAGCTCAACCACGCATTCACCCTGCGCGAAGCCAACGTGACCATGAAAATAAAAAGTGTTCGCACCGAAAATTACTTGATTAACTGCGAGCTCATGATGCGCCGTTCTGGTGATGAGGTAAACCGGCGAGTTTGCGTTATGGATAGCTGCTCACAGATTTTGGCATCTCAAGTGCTGGTGGTCTGGAAACTGGATCGGCTTGGCCGCAGCGTGCGCGATCTGATTACGCTCGTATCGGAGCTACAGGCGCGCGGGGTAAATTTCCGAAGCCTGACCGATAGCATCGATACCAGTACGCCAGCAGGCCGCTTTTTCTTCCACGTCATGAGCGCCCTGGCGGAAATGGAGCGCGAGCTGATCGTTGAGCGTACCCGTGCCGGTTTAGCCGCTGCGAGGGAGCAGGGGAGAGTCGGCGGCCGCCGCCGGATAATGACTGAAGAAGTGGTGGAGCGGTGCCGCCGAATGCTGGAGAACGGCGCTACCCGGCAACAGATCGCAGATGTGATTGGGGTGAATGTGAAGACGCTATATAAGTACCTACCAGCCGCTGTGTAG